GACAGAGTTGTCCGAAAAATTTGAAACGAATTGAGCCAGTGAGTGAAATTTAACGATTCTCTCACTGGTTCTTTTCAATTTCGGAGAAAAGAGGCAAGCAATGCCTGTGTTAATACACACAGGCCCGCAGAGAAGAAAATCCCTTTGTGATTTTCCTCTCCGCTTGCTTGTTGAGGGCAGCGCCCCCAAGCCCTTTTGAACACAGAATTTCATTCTGTGGCTGCGCGGTCTCCGTTCCACTCCGGTCGGCACTAAGCGGACATCCCCCGGATACGATATTTACAGTCTTCGTTCGATGCGACGAAACCCTGTGATTGCTGACCTGTTCCACCGCATGAAGTACATGGAACGCCGTGGAAGCGGCCTACGCAAAATCGTCAGTGAAACCGAAAAGCTGCCTGGATATTCAGAGGCATATAAGCCTGAATTTTCCTCAACGGCAACCGATTTCAGAGTTATATTAAAAAATGTAAATTACCATCATGATTACTCCATCATGGATATAAACCAAGTTAAGACCCAAGTTAAGACCCAAGTTAAGACCCAAGTTACCACTTTTGATGAGTTTCTTGTTTTTTGTTCAACTCCTCATTCAAAAGCTGAAATTGCAGATTATTGTGGATATAAAAACAACAAAAATTTCACCAAGAAATATCTACGGCCTTTACTAGATTCCGGTACACTTAAAATGACAATTCCAAACAAGCCAAACAGTAGAAATCAAAAATATATTACTGTTCGCACAGAGTGAAATAAGAAGCAGGACATTGGGCTTCATCCCTATCGTCCTGCTTCTTATCTATTTTTAATAAGCACCAAATGCTTGAAATTGGGTAAAAAGAAACCCCTGTAAACCAGTGTTTACAAGGGTTCCGAGTGTTCTGATTATTATCTCTTTGTTAACGTTTTGAGAACAAGAAAAGCCCATAAATAGGAAATCTATAGTGGGCATTGTTGCATATGTGTTATATGCCGGTGGCTTCCCATACATTCCCAGAACTACTCATTGCCCTAATGTTTTTGCCAACAACATTATTCCATCAATCCTAATATATCCTGTTCACTCCAATATTCATTTGGATATATTGATAGTTCCTCTTTATGCTTACGAATAATTCTTTCTGGTGATTTAGTATTATCATAAACATGCATAATATCACATATATCAAGTAACTCTTTTATGTTATTAATTGATTTATAATATCTTTCAATAACTTTACCGCTATCAACATTATGTCCACCTGCTGCCACACGGGATTCTATTCTTGCAATATTAATTTGTGGATCAACTGTCAACACGAATACACATTTTATGAAATATCCCTCTTCTTTTGCTTTTCTTAAAATTTTTAACTTATATTCAGATGACAAGACTGTTTCAAAGGTAAACTCTTCTGTCTTGGCAATTGATTCATATCTCATCCTGTCAACCAAAACAGCCGCTTCCATATTATTCATTCCTGTAGTTGCAACAACATCATCAGCATTAGTATATTTACCAACTTTATCAAAAAAAGCTGTTATAGTACTTTTCCCTGAACCATTTGGTCCTGCTAATACCAGAATCATCGGTTTTCTACTCTGCATACTTTCTTTCCCCATTTGCATATTCAATGTAAGCTTGTTTCTTTTTTTCATCATAACCCGCTATTGGTTTTTTACAAATTTTTGCTTTATTTATTGCTGCCTTAACAGCTTCAACTGCTCTTTCGTCCATTTCATTATCCGATTCTGTCAATGTACTTTTCTCTTCTTCTCTGGATACAACTTTTATAATTCTACCACTCTTTGTGCTTACAGTTGTCATATAAACATCTCTCCTTAATACAAAAATAGCTTCTCAATTATAATATATATTATCACATTTTATATAAAAAAACACCTCGGAACCGAAATTCCGAGGTGTAACATACATTTCTGAAACGCCATAAGGCACTTTGAATTGTAACTCCTATCTCTTTGTTAACGCTTGCATAACTTCAAACCGCATAAATACGGTGTTTTCGCCTTATGATGTTACCTATACGTTTCCTATAAATGTTTTCTCTTGGTGCTCTGTATTGCTTAATGTTCTATCTTTGCGTCTGTAAATCCTGCCTCTTTGATTGCGTCTAAATTCGCTCTTGCTGTTTGTGTGGTGTCATACGTTCCGAATAATAAGACAAATTCGTTACCTCTTACACAAAGCCCAGTATTTCTAAAACCTTTCTTGTGCGCCTCTCTGATAGCCTTATTTGCCTCTATTTTGTCTTTGTAGCCTTTGCCTATAACTTTGTACGTTTCTGCTTTTTTAACTTCTGTTTTAGTCTCATGCGTTGCCTCTGCTGTATTTTCTTTTACTGTCTTTGCTGCCATTGTATAGCCCTCCTATTTCTTAAGATGTTTACTTGATACATAACCTGTAATTCCGTTTGCTGCCACCAAAAACCATTTTACGTTGTCTTTTACGTTGTAATACCCATAGCACGTTACCTTTGTTCCTTTTTTCAGATCTCCAATATCTGTTTTATTTTTGCCCGCTCCGGATCTGATGTTAAGTACGTCCACGGTTACCGTATATGTTCCGGCTAACTTCTTGTCAAAACTCTTTGCGCTTTCTACCTTAGTTGCTTTACTTGGTGCCTGCGGTTTGTTTGGTGTCTGCGGTTCTGCGTCATATTTTGGATAGCCGAAAATAACTTTTCCTTTGTAATCCGCAATCTTGTATTTCTTCGCCTTTACTCCTCCTCCATTAGATACCACCGTAGACGCTCCGGACGTGTTGCCCTCCATTGTATAGAAATACGTGCTATCTACTTCTATTACTAATGCGGTATGGTGGCAACCGCTAACCTTTCCATTTCTTGTAAAGAATGCCTGCGATCCGTATTTTGGTGTTGTTCCTAATGCTCCGTGTTTTTCGTACATACTTGCGCTCGCTACGGTGTAGTCGTCGAAATTTCCGCACAAAAGGCTTTTCGCCGTCGCTACTCCGTATGCCTTATAAAAGCACCAATCTACGAACGCGTCGCACCAATACGCCGGAAAATCCATAACCGCCGGATAGGTCTTGTGCATATCTCTACCATACTTTGTGTAATTGTCTTTCCCCGCGCCGTCCGTCTTTTTATCTAAGACTTTCGGATCTTTCTTGTATGCCGCGGCTGATTTCTCTAAATAGCCCTCCTCTGCTTTCGCAATCTCAATTACCTTACTTGCATAATTTCCCATTGTTTCTGCCTCCATTCTAAAATAAAAGCAGGGCTTAACCCTGCTTTTCTGTGTAGTGGTTGCAACGCTCTTTAATGCTGCATTCGTCGCAATTTTGATTTTTGCATACAATATCATTGATCTTGTGATCTAATTTGTCGTCCGCGATTTTAAGGATCTTTACTAGCCAAATCGGTATTTTTTCCGGCATGATAACGTATAGATTTTCTAAAATGCTTGTTAACTCGTTAATGAGTAGCACTGCCACGGTGTACCAACCGATATAAATACTAAATCCAAGATCAAATCCGATCTGTACGCCTAACTCTTTAATTCCGTAACCTACCATAAACGCTACGCCGATAAGTACGAAATACATAGCTTTTTTTATAATCCCTTGTAACCCTGTTTTGCTGCTCCATTCTTTCAAGAAAAATGCAGCTTTGATCCAACCAGTCAAATAATCGACTACAACGGCTATCATAAATAAAATAAGCAACGTTGGCACTCTGTTAAAAAGCGCTGCCGCTGCCGTAATAAATGCCGACATTGTAAACCCTGCCCCTCCTATCTTGTCTGTAATTTCCATGTGTCCTGCTCCTTTCTTTGTTCTTCCTGCAATGCTCTTTCTCTGCTTGCGTCTGTACAATGCAAAACAAAGCCGCTTATTACCTTTTCTTTAAGCCCTTTATTTGTGCAATGCGAAATTAAGCCGAAATAACTTTGCATTGTTGCGTTTACTTCCTTAAGTGTCATTTCTCCCGCCTCGTATGCTTTTATCACGTACTTAATACGTACCCGCATACGCCGCACGGTGTCTTTTCTTAGTTTGATTTCGTCTTTATTTATGATAAAGCCTACAAACTCTATATTGTGTGTTGTTGGGTTTATTGCCGTTTTGTTGTTAAGGTTAAGTTTCAAAACCTCCAATAAGAATTGCTCTATTTTTTCTTTGAACTCTACCAGCTCTTTGTAATCGTCAGGCAAAATTATTATATCGGCCATATATCTAACGACATAATGTAAATGCAATTCGTGTTTTATGTATTGGTCTAACTCATTTAGATAAATATTCGCAAACATTTGTGAGGTTAAATTACCTATTGGCATACCTTTGTCGAATAGCATATCTTTAGGATCTATTTCCGACGGATCCGCCCCAATCGGCAGCCCAAACGCTCTTTTATTGGAATTTATTATCTTTTCCAATAAGGCTAATAAGTCCTTGTCCTTTATTTTCTTTGCCAAAATTTGTAGCAAAACTTCGTGATCCACGCGATAAAAGAACTTGGAAATGTCAAGTTTCAAGTAGTAATACTGTTTCTCTTTGCGGTCTGTCTGCCTCAACCAATATTGCAGGCGGGCAGCTGCTTTCTCTCTGCCCTTTTCTTTCCTGCAACCGTAACTATCTTCAATGTATATCTTTTCGTATAGTGGGTTAAGTTTTCTATAAACCGCCCATTGCAAGACGCGATCCCTATATTGCAACGCCATTATTAAACGTTTCTTTGGAACTGTGATATAAATAAGTCTGTAACCGCGTTGCTTGTATCGTTTCGCTTGTAAATCCTCGTACAGATCTATTAAGTTTTCGTCCAATTCCATATTGAAACGCATTACCTCGTTTCGCTCGGTTTTACATTCCTTTGCGTCTATGTTGGCTCCGCATAAGTTTTCGTAGTCTATAATTTCTTTGTATGTTATGTTAAATGTTTTCATAGAAAAATAGCGCCGCGCGTTACACTCCTCGACTTGCTACTAAATGTATTCGCAGCAATGTTTATTTTGCCTTTCGGCAGGGGAAAGCGCCCCTTATCTTCTCTCCGTGCTGCACGCCGGTATCGTGCCCCGGCGTGTTCTGACGTAATGAGAAAAGCGCAGAAAAAGCCCAAGTTGTCGTTGGCGTTGGATCGCGGGTTGTTCAAATTGCCGTTAGCCTCCCCGGCATTGCCCCCATTACCATAATTGCCGCCGCGGTTAAGCAACCTAACGACGCTAACCCCATTTCTTTATTTTAATTTGTTAAGCCATGATCCCAAGATTTTACCTATCTCTATAAGTTGTGCGCTCCAATGTAATTGTTGCTTTGACGCTATCAAAATAACTCTATTATCATATCCCGGATCTGACGCAATTAGTATTAGCTGCCGCAGGTTCTTTAACTCTGCGTCTGCCTCCTCTAATACTGCCTTTTTGTGTTCCTTTGCCATTGCTCGATTTATCAACCGCATTGCCTCAAACATTGACTTTTCAATTTGCGCCCCAATAGCGTTGCCAATTCTATATTTTCTCGGGAATTGTCCATTATTTAGCACACCGTTTCCGTAACTTATCATTTCGCGCATTTTCTTATAAAGTAATAGATCCTCTTTCGGATCCGGCGGTTTTGCATTTGCTCTGAAATTTCTTTGCATATTTCAACTCCAAATAGGCTGCGCCCTCCCGGGCGCGCCTGCAAGATAAAAGTTACTTAAGATCCTCCGGATCATAATAAGCGCAGAAAAAGCCCAAGCCGGCGTAGGCGAAGGATCGCGGGGAGAACAAATAGCCGTGAGCCTCCCCGGCAGAGCCCCCATCACCATAATGGCCGCCGCGGAGAAGCAACCTCTCTCCGTTGTTTCTGAACCAAAAACCGCCGTGTCCTGTTGCACTTGTCGCCATTGGGTAAATAGCAAGTGCCTTAAGTACATCCGGAATGTTAACGCCGCTCTTTACTTTCATGCTTGCAAAGTCGCAATATCCATACGCGTTATCATTTTCCTGCTGATGTTCTATCGTTGTAGAAATATAGAAATTTCCGGTACCTGCTGCCGGTGTTCCCGAATAGTCAAATTTAAGTGTTCCTGCCGTTCCCGGCGCAACCAATGATCCGTCCGGTAAAATTGCTTTCCACGCTGCGCTATTGGCGCTCTGATCCGTTCCGGTAATTGCCGCGTTATTGTCCGCGATAACTTGTAATTCTCCGTTGTAAAGTCTGAAACCTCCAAGCCATTTGTTTACATTCCCTACAAAGTCGTTAATACCGCCTCCCTGCATATCTGTACTCCATGACTTGTCGCCGGTTCCGGTTAACGTTCTATTTCCTCCTGCTGACATTACGCCTCTTTCGTATGCGTGTACGTGGCTCTTGCCCTGCGCGGTATTCCCTCTTGGGTGTATATCTGCCGCTGTTAACAGATTGTGCACTAACCCCCATTCCGCAGCCGTCATAAGGTGGAAACCTGCGCCGTTATTTTCGCAATATTGCTTTGCTTGATCGAAATTAACGTTTACCGCCGGTTCTTGGTTTGGCAGGCTATACGCTCTACCGCCTTTTACCGTTGAAATGTATGCTGGTAAATAGATCTTTGGCAAGATTTTGTCGTTAATCTTAAATGCCGGGTGTGGTACGTGTGCGGATCCGATACCCAAATCGTCCATGTATCTTAATGCGTATTCCTCGAATACAAGTGGCAGTCCTTTATCGTTCAAAATTATTTTCTGTTTTGCCTGCGCCTTAAGATCTTCGTAATTACTCATTGATATATACCTCCTCAATACTCCAAAGTGTTAATGTGCATTTTGAAATGTCGAACGCTCTTTCTTTCGGTACTGTTCCCATTTCTCCGGTTTCTTCGTTTTCCTGCTCTACGTAGTCGTACTCCTTTGGTGGAATTGTTACTTGTGCAACATAATTTTTACCCAATCCCATTACCAAGTTTCCGTCGTCGTCTGCGCAAATATCTTTTGTTATTTCTGTGTCACTCTGATATTTAGGCAATCTAATAGCAATCTGATCTCCTAACCAAAGTGTTGTGCCCTCCACTTCGTAGCCGATCTTTTCGCCCTTGTTTTTCTCAATTACCTTGATTGTTTTAGACATTATACATACCTCCTAATGCAAAATACTTAACCGTTACTCCTGCTGCCGGGCAATCTTCTACCTCGATCTTAAAGCCGTTTAACTGTCTGTCTTTAACTCTGATCACTTTTCCTTGCACTACGTCGTCGCAATACGGAATAACCATATAGTCTAATGTGTTGCGCTGCGTTTTAAGCGCTACTGTTGCGCTTGCGGTGTTAAATGGGTATTTCTCCGTTGTTGAGATTTTGACGGATCCAACCTCTACGTATGTATTGGCTAAATCTCTGTTTGCCTGCCTCATTTGAACCGCCAAAAGATCTGCCATAACGATTGCCTCGTTTACTCCGTGTTCTAATGGGTTAAACGTCGCCCCACTTAACGGCGTTCCCGGCTCAATGATTTCTCCGGGCATTGGTAATAACGTTATAGTGCCGTCGCTATTCTGTACCATTTTGTAAGTATTACTTAACGACGTCCTGCGATCCTTAAACTCCAAAAAATCAAACATTGCGCCTATCCTCCTATCCGTCTGTTTCTGTTACCGAAAAGGTAATCTTAATGCCTATCGTTGTTGTTGCTAAAGTGTCTTTCTTTGTGTTGTATGATCTGCTTACTAACACTTTGTTGTTGACGTCGTAAAGCGTTGCATTTGTGATCGTGCCGTTAATACTGTCATTTCCGTAAATATACACTGTAAAGCCGTCTGTATTGCCTACGATCTGCCCTATCGTGGCGTCGTAGGTTTTGCCCCCTATGGTATAGGTTGCTCGTTTAATGATCTGTTTTGCATATGCTATTAACTCGTCTTTTAACACGTCTATGCCTCCTCTCCTGCGTATTCTTCTCCGCTACGTGCAACCTGTGCTATGCTCGCGCTTTGTGTCTGTGTCAAGTTAACCTGCACGCCCTCCGTTGTAAACGTCGGTTGTGTCGTAACCTCGTCAACTGCTGCGCCGCAAATTGTTTGTCCCGCTGCCGTTACCGGGTTTATATTACAAAAACCGCTTACATTGATGTTATAAGCGGTTTTGGTAACTCTTGTTATTTGGTTTTCATTTCCGCAGGTCTCTTGGTCTCCTGCTGCCCTATCGTACATTTGGTATATCTTGCTGCAAATGTTAATACCTATGTTGTAGGTTCTTTGTAGTAAAAAATCATAATATATATTTAATGGTATCTTTTCGTCTAGGATCCCATATACAGTTTGTAGGCTGCTTGCGTCCGCATTTAACACTATTGTTAATTCGTCGTTGTCAAAATCCTTAATCAACTCTGTTACTGCTGAATAATTTGATATGATACTCATTATAAGCGCCGTTGTTACTTTGCTCTTGTTTGCCCGGGATAACACATTTAATCGCCTATCCTCTAGGGTGTCCGTTGGTTTTGGCGTTATTTTTAACTCTTTCTCAAATCTTTCTATTCCCTCCTCATTTGCAAGTAAGATAAACATATTTGCTAATATCTGATCTACTTGTTGTGCTAATAAGTCAAATTCCGGCTGCTCTGCGGCGCATATTTCTTTCATTTCACGAATTTGGCGGACTACCGGTGGTAAATACTCAACTAACATTTGTTACCTCCCCTCTCGTCGGGATCTCGTAGGCTCCAAGTGTTATATTGTCTGTTAAGCCGTTTAAGTTTAATTCCTGCACATCTACTACGCCCGGCACACTCGCCATTGCCTCTGCAACTCTTAAGGCTCTGACCGTTAAATTATCCTCGCTCTCCCAAGTTTTGTTTAATTCTGTGAAATATTTTTCTATTTCCTGCTCGATCGCCGCTTTTACGTCGTCAAACTTAGTGCCGCTTTGCATTGTTATTTTTGCACTTACATTTATTGTTACCGCGGTTACCGGGTGTATATCTACTATATGCCAAAACGGTGCCTCTCCCTCTCCGTCTCCCTGCTTTCCGATAGGATCTATTGTTGTCTGTACCAAATTAACAACCTCTACGTTTGGTACGCCCCACGTTGACGACATAATATAAGCGTCTATTCTTTTATGTGTCTTGGTTACCCTCACTAACTTAACTGCTGCAACTCCGGTAATGCTTGTTATCTTTGTTTTATACGACGCTCGGTTGCCGCTCATTACGCTTTCTGTGCGCTTTTCTGCTAAATATCTTTCGCGGTAAACTTCTGTGTCCTCGTCGTCCTTTGCCTCCTCGATCAATTCCACTAACTCGCCCTCTATTGTCTCGCTAATAAACTCGATCGGTAATAATTCGTCCTCTGGTTTTGTATTGCCCTCTGATCCTAATTGTTCGCATTGCAAGTAGTAATTTAACGCGCTCGCCTGCCGCGTACTGATAAATGTTAGGTCTCCACACTCAAAACGCTCCCCTACCTCGAAATCCTCGTTAAATCTCGCAAGCCATACCGCAGCCGTCGCGGTTTTAATTGGTATATTATCTTGTGTTCCGAAAATAATTAAATGTTCTCTATCGCAGGTTAGCGGGCTGCCGTTCTCGTCTGCAACTTCCAAATTGCTATATAATTCCTCTATTTCCGCCGCTGCCGGTGCTAATGCGAATGCGGTTAAGGTTCCCTCGTCTTTGGATATATCCGCGCTTATTCTGTCTTTCATATCCTCTAACACGGTGTCGTAGTCTTTGTTGTATTCCATTACGCTACCTCCGTTTCGTATGTTTCGCTTATTTCTTCCTCGTATATTGTGGTTACTATTACCGTTGCGCTTAATCGCCCTAATTTATATGTTGCATTTTCTACAGCCACGCTTTCTATATACTCATTTACCAATAAGCATTCCTCTATCATTCTGCTTATTTCGCTTTCTAAGTGTTCTGCGCTATATCCTTTTCCGTATAATTCCTCTATTTCGCTGCCGTATTCCCAACTACAAATAAAATAGCGGTATCTTGCCACCTGCAACGCTATATAGATCCATACTTTTATAGCCTCTGCACCCTCTACTATTGTTCCGGTTAATTGTCCGGTGGTAAAATCAATTCCAAATTCTCGCGGCGTTTCTAATTCCTCCGCTAATTCTTCTACTATTTCCTCGTCCTCTATATATGCAGGAAATAAACCCATTTACACCACCTCCACCATTTTGTCTATAATTGCGTACTGTTCATCACTTAGTCTATATACTAATACAATGTCGCCTTTTTTAAGTGCTCCGTGTACTTTTATTTTCGTATTCTTTGTTGTTAAATTTTCTACGTCGTGTTTATGCTGCGCATTTGTTGTGGTTGGCGCCGTTAATGTGCCTTTGTTTTCTATGTCTATTTTTATTTCGTAGTCCGTCAAATGCTCCGGTATTAGTAAATCGTCGGCGTCTAATTTCAGATCTCCCACCTTGCAGCTTGTCGCACTTGTCATTTCTCCTAATTGTAAAGAGGCAGGATTTTTAACCGCTCCCTGCTCTCTCATCATGTTTATGATACGTTCGTAGCCGTTCATTTCCTGCCTCCTTATTTCTTTACATTTGGGCTATATACATAGCCGCTTTTTCCTCCTGCGCTGCCGTGATACCACGCCGTACCGCTTACATATTCGTACTTTCCGTCGCATACGAATTTATCGCCTTTTTTTAGCGTTGTAACACTTTTTGCGCTCCTGCCTGCCGCTGCACGCATGATAGATTTTGTTGTTATTACCGTATAGGTTCCCGCTATGCTTTTGCTGCTGCCTTTTCCGGTTTTCTTCTTTTTCTCCGTGCTTTCCTCGTCTTTTTTATCCATAACGTTCTTAAAGGATAATTCTAAACTCATTTTGTGTTGTCCGTTCTCCCATGTATGCGTATCGTTTTGGATCCAAAACACGCCTTTAAGCCCGGTTGCTGCGTCATGTACCTTAACCGCGTTTCCTGCTATACATTTTATATTTCCGCTTATCGCGTCAACATTCACTTTCTTTTCTATGCCGTTTAGCATATTCTTAGCCGCTGTTTGCGCGTTTACGCCTTTCTCTTTTGTATATATACTTTGATATATACCATAGCGTTTTATGTGCCCGGCATTCTTCACGACGCCTACTTGTTTTCCCTTGTCCGTGTATATTTTTACTTGGTCTACCATATTCTCTATACTCTCCTCATAAGACGCGGCAGACAAGTTTTTATACTCGTCCAATTCATAATTGCTTACTGTTGTTCCTTTTGTCTTTACGCAAAATTTCTTTCCGTTCATGTATGCCATGTACTTTTTTCCGGTTGACTTAGCCGCTTTTGTGTATGCAGTCATAATAATATCGTATAGGCTACTATCGTCTATAATCAATTTCTTAATAACTTTCTTTGTTGCTACAATGGATCCGGTCGTTATTCCATACTTTTTGCATATCTCCTTTGTAATAGCCTCTGCCGTTTTATTCTTAAATTTTTGCTTATGGTTTATCCTTAACAAATGGTCTAAAAGATCGCGCGCCTTATATTGTATAGTGCCGATCTCCGCTCTTTTTTCACTTGTCTGAACTTCTCCATAAAATAAAAGGTTGTCTCCCTCGTATAGTTTAAGAACGTCTCCAACTGCTATATTTAATTTCAGTTTGGTTATGTTACTATCATTAGGCGCGTTTAGTACGGTTATTGTTGCCTCCCTTGCCGCCTGCTCTACTGATCCGCTCCATGTAGTCGAAGCAACAACATTTGTAATATTAAGTTGCTTTCCGTCTTTTTTCTTCGTCCAAATAATTTTCATACCGGTATCACTATCCTTTTCCCTACCGGCGGTTTTTTCTTATTGGTCATTTTGTTTTTCTTTTGTATCTTTTTTGCGTTTTTACTGCTGCCGGTATATTTTTTTGCAAGTTTCGCCCATGTATCGCCTTTCTTTCCCGTTACGGTCTTGGTTTTGGTTTTCTTGGTTGGTCTGCCTTTTCCTTTTGATGTGGTCGGTTTTCTGTACCGTTTTGTCTCGATCGTGTAGTAAATATCCCCGGTTTTATCGTCGTCTTTGAAACCCCAAGTAAAACTCTCTATTGTGATCTGACGGTTTATGTATGGTGTAATGAGTAGTGTTGCAACCCCATTTTCTTTTATCTTTTCTATGATCTCAACGCATTTTTGAGGTTTCGGGTAGCCTGCGTATTGATCGTAATACATTGGATTTTCCGGGAAATGTGCGCTAATCGGTAGCGTGTCTAGCTTGTCAAGTCCTAATAAATTGACTTCTCCGGTTTTGTTAACCGTTTCCGTGTGGTTATCCTGCCCGCCTGCGTTTTCCCAACTTGCAGGCAGAATAGGTAATCTTAACTCTCTTTTTCCCTGCTTAAACCATATTTCCACTTAACACACCCCCATATTCAATGCAGTATTTTTAAGGTTTGTAGCGATCTTGTCGGCAATTTCGTCTATATCCGTCTTATCTTTTACAATAATTTGATCTGCCAATTTTGGAATCGTAATATTTACCTCTTTCTTTCCGTCGTTCTTGCCTTTTCCTGCCTCCATTTTTGCCAATCGTCTATCTAGCATAGACAATTTGGCGTTTGACGTGTTTTTAGCAATACTTACGCTTTCGTCGTGCGGATATACCCGGGATCCTTTAGGCAAATCTACAATCTCGCCGCCCTTTTCGTTGATCTGTGCCAAACCGCCTAACCAATTAGGTGTACCCTTTGCCAATGCAGGAATTTTAGGAATGCTAAAACCAATATGTTTTCCTCCTACAAGTGGTATTCCGTCCGGTATGTCTACCGAAATACTGTTAATTCCCTCGATTGCACTATTGATAATTCCTATAACTGCGTTAATCGGAACTTTACACAATCCGGCTAATGCTTGGAATGCTCCGCCAAATATATTTTTTACGCCCTCCCAAGCCTTTTTCCAATTGCCGGTAAATACGCCGCTTATAAAGTCTAAAATTCCGTTAAATACCTTTGTTATTCCGCTTATTACCCGTTTAATGCTACCGGCTGCGCTTTCTATTACGTTTGCTGCAATTCTAAACGCTGTTGTAATTTCGGTTTTTACAACTGCCATTACTGCTTTTATTACAATTCCAATACCATTAAATACCGGCTTAAGTTTGTTAACAATTTTGCTTACAATGTTAAAAACACTCGTAAATACCGTACTAAATGTTGATGCCATTTTGGATAATACCGGGCTTACCGCTTTTACTGCAAATACAAGGACGGATCCTATTACTTTTGCAATTCTGTTTATATATGGCATAACCTTAGTTATTGTGCCGCCAACAAATATAAACGCCGCCGCGAATAACTTACCTACAACCGGGATCGCCGCTTTTATAGCATTTGCTATTGTTTTTACAACCGGCGATAAGTTTTGTGCTACGGTTGCAAATGTCCTTGATATGATCGGTACGATTGTTGTTATCGTTCCTACAACTGTTTTTATAACCGGCGATAGCGCGTTGATTGCATTTGAGATTACACCTTTTATCTGTGGCATAACGCTCGAAAATGCGTCCTTAACTCTCATTACAACCGGCTTGATTTTATCCCAATTTTTAATTATCAGAAATGCGGCAGCCGCCACGCCTGCAAGTACCGCTATTACAATTCCTGCTGGGCTTGTTATAAGTCCTATTACTCCGCCTGCTTTGTATATTGCCGCGGTAACCTTTCCAAATGTGCTATACACTTTTCCTACCATCGATACTAATTTACCGAAAATCAGTAACGCGGGACCGATCGCCGCCGCTATTCCTGCGAATTTCATTATCATACTTACTTGTGCGTCGGATAAACCGTTAAACCAATCCGTCGCCTTTTGTACCCAACCTACCGCGTTTTTAATGTACGGTAGCAATTTATCTCCTATCGTTATCGCCGCACCCTCTAGTGCCGATTTCAATAGGGTTAATTGTCCGTTAAGGTTGTTTAACTGCGTCTGCGCCGCGTCGTTCGCCGCTCCGCCGCTATTCTTAATGCTGTCCGCAAGCGCGTTATAATCGCTCGTTGACGTATTTATAATTGCAAGCATACCCGCCATGCTTTCTTTTCCGAATAACTGTTTTGCGTATGCTGCTTGCTGATCTTGTGTCAATCCTTTAAAGGATCCTTGCAGGTTTTTAATGACGTCTCCCCAAGTTTTCATTGATCCGTCTTGGTTTACTATACTTATGCCTAAATCGTCCATAGCCGCTTTCATGTTCTTTGTTGGTGCTGCCATGTTTGATATTGCATTTTTAAGGGCGGTTCCTGCTTGGCTGCCCTTAATTCCCATATTTCCCATTACTGCCAATGAGGTTGTAACTTCGTCTATTGAATAACCCATTGTTCCGCAGATTGCGCCGCAGTATTTATAGCTTTCTCCCAATGTATCTACCGACACGTTGGCAGACGTACAAGCCTTTGTCATTACGTCCGCGAATTTTGCGCTATCTGACGCCTTATAGCCAAATGCGCTTATTGCGTCCGTCATAATATCCGACGTTCTCGCAAGATCTGTACCGGACGCGCTCGCAAGATCCAATATGCCTTTTAAGCCGTCTATGTTTTCTTTTGCCGTCCAACCTGCCATGCCGGTGTATTGCATTGCCTCGGCGCATTCCTGCGCGCTCCATGCGGTAGACGCTCCAAGATCTTTTCCTAATTGTGTTAATTTCTTAAAGTCGTCTCCGGTCGCTCCGGTAATTGCTTGTACGTTGCTCATAGCGCTTTCGTAGTCGGCAGCCGTTTTAACTGCCGCTATTCCAACGCCCGCTATTGGTGCGGTAACGCTCTTAGTCATTGTGGATCCGGCGTTGGCTATGGTCTCCCCTGCTTTCTTTATAGATCTCCCCGCCGCTTTTGCGTTTGCGCTCATTTCTTTCATTGCTTTTAGCGTTTCTTTTGACGGTTTCGTAAACTGATCTATAAACTGAATACACGTTGAAATTACTCTACCCATTGCCTACCCCTCCTCTCCGGATCCGAATATCTGTTGTAATTCTTCGTTTCTGTCCTCTATGTACTGCTGCATATAGGCGTGTGCTATTCTTTTTGCTCCGTATGGCAAGTTGATATACTCGCCAACTTTCCAATGTAAAAACCGATAGTGTAAGTAATCAAACTGTACCTCGCTATCGGTTTCGATTAGTTTTTTAATTCTTTGTCGGTGTTGTCTCCAATATCAAATCCGGCTAACTTATTAACCTCGATTGCAATTTTGTTAACTTCGCCCTTAAATAACTTAAGTGCCGCCGCGCTCGGTGTCTGTACGTCCAAATGTTTAAGCAACTCTGTGTCCTTAAGTGGTGGATCTACTACCGCTGCCGCTGCTAAGATCGCGTTTGTTTCAAGCGACTTTTTAATAATAGGGTTGCCCTCGTCGTCAAGTCCGCTTGCGGAAATATCTAATACCTCCTGCGGATCAATCGCTTTAACCGTGATCTTTGTAGGTTCTCCGAACAATTCGCTTAACATTTTGCTTGGAATGTCTTTTGTTTTCTCCTTGTCAAACTCGCCCTTGTCAATTTTTAATAATTTCTCTGCTAAATTCATTTGTTAGCCCTCCATTTTCTTAAAAAACAAAAGGGCTGCAATCCGCAGCCCTTGTAAGTTGTATTATTATGAACTTGTTTCGATCGGATCCCAATCGTCAAACGTGAACGCGTATGATCTTTCGCCTAATTTTCCCTGCTCGAAATCTGCAAGAATCATCTTGTCTAACACGCAATTATAATACGCGGCTCTTTCTGCTCCGATCGCGTCCGGATCATCTACATTTGAAATGATAGTGTGTGTCGGTGTCTTTCCTGCCTTAACTGCCGCCTGCTCTTTCTTCATTACACTATCGTTTACATGGTGTAACTTAAATTCTCCCTTTGGTTCTAACCCTGTAATTTTCTGACCGTCCGCCATTTTCATAACCTGCGATACTGCGGTTTTCTTGTAGTTTACTTCCGCCTTAAAGGCTTTTAACTCTGCCATGTACTCACCGTCGTACCAAATCTGCCCCCAAGTACCGTTAATTACTTGGTTTGCGTTAAAATCTTTCATGCTGTTTTTCTCCTTTCTTAGATTGCAATAGGCAAATCTACATCCTCCATAGCGTCTAAGATTGTTACATTTGCCTTAAGTATTACTCTTGATCCGGTATCTAACTTTGCGATAGCCGTATCGTCCATTGCTGCCAATTTTTCCTCCGTGTATTTTCCTTTACCTACCAAATATGTTTTAATTGCCTCAATGTCGAAATCTACGCTAAAATCGTCTGATACGATACCGTCAATTTTCAACTGCTTAAGGTACACTTTGATTGCGGAAATGAGCACGCATTTATTGTCATAACTGTTTGCATACTTGCCTAAGTAGTCGTCCTCGATTGCTTTTGTTAAATCGTCCGCGATAGCATCCATACAATCTACAATCTTGCATTTCTTGTATGCGTCTCCCTTGCCCTGCACGGTTGTAGTAAATGAGTTAACCGCTCTCGATACCTTAACTTTCTCTCCGTCGTAGAAAACAATAAACTGCCCTTTTCCTACTGCCTCGTCCATATTTTCCACGCGCTCGCAATCGTCTAACTCCCCAAGTGGTGCGTATGTTGCGGAGATTGTTAACGGCGTTCCGCAAAGTAAACCTGCAATACGCCCGCAATACTGCTCTGCGGTATATTCCGTTGTTACCCTGCTTATCGTTCCGTCCTCATTTGTAATAGTCTCTGCGTACACATTTTTATTGATCGTGTAGTTAATTACTCCCTCTGTGTCTGCTGCGACATTAGGCAATACCGCTTTGATCCTCTTTTTTGCCGTTCTCATTGACTTAACCCATGTAACAATTTCCTGTGTCTTTCCGTCTGTTGATACGGTAGGGATTGCCAAATAATCGAATTTAATATCTTTCCACGCTTTCTGTGCTGCCGTGTATGCCGTTCCTACGGCGTCACTCTTCGCCTCTTTCGCAATACCCATTCCATATACCAATACTTTAATAGGTGCCGTCTGATAGCCGATCAATGCTAATTTGATCTGTGCCTTTGTTGTGTCGTCTAATGCGCTAGGAATATCCCCGGTTGACGTGATTGTAACCGGGTTTTTAAGTGGCGCTACGATTGTATCTTTTACTGCTAAAAGTACAATCCCTCGGGATCCTCTCGTAATGAGACTTGCGCCTTTTTCTTTGAACGAAATGTTAATTTCCGGTGCTTTTAATGTACTCATTTTATGCCTCCTCTTTCTTAATTTCTAAGCTATATTCGCTTGCTATTTCTGCCGTTTCTTCCGGCACGGTGTTTTCGTAAAAGTCGAAATCCACCGATATTTGCAAAATGTTTTCTTTCTGTCCTACGTAATCGTGCGTTATTTCTCCTACCGTCAAGTTTCTATCCGCGATCTTTACGCACATTCCGAATGCGTCGCGCACCTTGTCTAATAGCCTCATTTGGTCTAATTCGTCGGGTGCCGATTGGAAATAAGTAATTTTGATAGTGAAACCGGATTTTGCAAAGCCGATCGTTTCGCGTTTGAACGGTTTACTAATTTTTTCCACAAATAAAGAGGGCGTTGTATAGCCCTCTGTTACTTCTTTCCCGTATACTGTTAAGCCGGTAGCGTTTTCTAGCAATTCGTTAATTGCTGCCTTAATTTCAACGTTTGATAACACTATAGATCATGCCTCCCGAAAACCTCATTGCGTAATTGCTCGAACTTCTCCGGTACAATATCTTGATATTCATTTCTTGTTTGTTCCATCATGTGTTTTCCCGGCACCCAACCTATGACTTTCCCGCCTCGTACTAAGTTGTGCCCGTTCTCCACCAAATGAAAATGTCTTGCCGAATTATAGACAAGCGCTAACGTTGTGTCTCCCTCTATTTTGGTTTTTACGCCAAACTTATTGCGTAGCTTTTTTGATTGGTCTTTGTTATCGTCTGTTCCGTCCGGGGTTCTTGCTTTGCAACTTTTCTTAAACTCATTTGCGATTTTTCTTAAGCCGCTCCGCATCTCGTTCGGGTATTCATTTGTTGCAAACCTTAAGTCTGTCTCTAACTCGTCCAATCCCTCGATTTTGAAATCAAAACTAGCCACTTTCTACCACGCTCCTTGCCTCGTCTATCTTCTCTGTGCAAGACATTTCTAGCATTTCGTTGCTCTCGCGAATATTGCGTATTGATCGAATATTAAACAAGCGATCCCTATATTGTATATACATATCCGGCGTTACGTCCTCCATATAGCGGGTTGTTATGATGTAGGTTAACTCCGGGTGTTCCTTTTCTGCCTCGATATACTCGCGCCCGCTTTTCGGTTCCACACTCGCCCAAACCGTCCGGATCTTTTTAAGAACCTGCGTCGTTTGGTTCATTTCGTTTTTTTCTTCTACGAATTTGCAAAATGAAACCCTTTTGTTTGTTCTTCCTATATCCATAGTTACCGCCTCACTTTAATTGCAACTGCAATAAAAGCGATCTCGTAGAATACGTAAATTCGTCCGGTACTGATCCGCCCGCTGCGCTTACCTTGTTAGAACTTGTTGCCCCTCGGTTTTCGTACCAATACGCGATTAGCAAGTTTAGATACACTTTTTCTAAGCTGTAATCTATTTCTTTTCCCTCGCTATCGGTTTCCGGGTATTCTTTTCCGGTGGCATTTTCTAAATACTGCTGCGCGGCAGTTATCAGATTTTTAATAAGTCCGTCGTCCTCGTCAAGATCTACTCTTAAGTGGTTTTTAACCTCGTCAAGTGTTAAAATCATTTTTCTACCTCGCTTTATTGCATAATAAAAAGTGCCCTAATCGGGCACTTTCTTTAACCTGCCTGCTGTGTTAAAAACTCTGCGATAATATCCGCCTTAGTATCTTCCTCTGTCTTTGTCATTTTGTAAGACTTTGTTTTCGCTAACGCTAAGATCTGTGCTTTTGTGAGTTTGTTTAACTCTTTCTCGTTGTACTCTCCGTCGCCGTTAATGTCGTCCGGTACTCCGTCGCCGTTAAGATCTGTTCCGGTTGTTGATACGGTAGCTAATCCCATAACTACCGCGTCTGCGTCTACCGTCTGAATGTCTAAACGCTCTCTAACCTTAATTCCGGTCTGATCTCTTTCCCACATTCCCGCTGCAAGATTGGAAATATCAATAGTGAGTGTTTCGCGGTCAAAAATAGTAATTGCCTCTTTGAGATCTCCGCAAATAATTGGTGCCTTTCCGTCGATATTCTGTAATGTTTTGTTCGGCAGCTTAATAACCGGGTATTCTCCGAATAACAGCTTTTTGGTCGCCTGCGTCGGATCTTTCTGCAAAATGTAATTGCCTTTTTCATCTTTTAACTTATCCAAGAAATTAAAACCGCTCTGATTGGTTACCACAACGGCGCCTAATGCGATAGCAGGGTCAAGCATTACATTAAAAATATCCTTAAGGTTGTCTAATCCGGTAACTGTAACTTCCAACCCCTTACAAATCTCTTTGATCTTTGCAATAATCATAAAGTTACGCGTTGCCTTTGCTTTCTTTGCAATCCACTTCTTAAGGTAGTTCATAATGTTTTCTGCGGTATCGCTTAACAATTCCTGTGTTACCTTAAGAATGCCGCCCTTTTTCTTGATCTTGTAATCTACGTTCTCAAACTGTGGCGTTGAAACATCCGGGAACTCTGCCGCCTCGTCCACATTGTCAAATGGTGTCTGGTCTGCCTCACGTTCGATAACGCGTGATCCGGAATTAGTAGTAACGTGTTCTACATTAACTAATGTTTCTAATGCGTCCTCGCTACGTCTCAATTCTTTAATTTTTGTTTTAATATCTTTTGGCACTGTCAAGCCGCCGTCCTCGTCGCTGCCCTCCGACATAGCGTTAAGGATCTCTTTATCCTCCGGGGAAATATCTGTTTTCTTCCATGCAGCCTTAATAGCATTTGTAAATGCCTTTACCTGCTTTGCAAGTCCGTTTTTCTCCCCTGCCGCTGTCTGTGCCGTTCCCTGCTGTGCCTGCTGCTGCGCGTTCTGCGCGTCGTCGTCGTCAAGATCTGCAAGAATATCAAACGATTTCTGTAAATCCTTTAACTCCTCTTTTGCGCTTGCTGCGTCCTCGATCTTTCCGTCCGCTACAAGTGCCTTGATCTCTGCTTTTTTTGCATTGATCTTGTTAAGTAATTCTCTCATTTCCTTACTCATGTTTTCGTTTCCTCCTTGTGAAAAGATTGTATTTATTTAAGACTTAGATATAGTCCAAATCTTCTAATATCTCCGCTTTCTTGCGTTCTAAGTCGTTTTCCGGCTCTTTCGGTGGCTCCTGCGGTTCCTCTCCGGTAAAATTGTCTTTAATTGCGCTAATTACCGCTGCTGCTATTTTTTCTGCCGTCAATTTCTCGTCCGTTTCTTGTTTGGCTGCTAAATTTTTCGGCGTATGCTTATAAGCGTCGTAAAAATCGCTTGCCGCCGCTACTGCTTGGCTGCTTTCTGATACCTCAATGTCGAAATATTCTTGCCATTCTACGCCATTTTTCCAAGTCTCGGCATTGATAAGATCGTTAATTGTGTCCTCTGTAATGCCCTCTTTGACGTGCTGCATATAGGTATTTAATATAACCTTTTGGCAGCCGTCCAATATGTCTGCCTCTTTTCGCATTTCGTCGGCATTTCCCCACGCAATACTACTTGGTTTGTGGATCATCATTTGCGCATTAGCCGGGATAACGATTTTGTCGCCTGCCATTGCGATAACTGACGCAATACTAGCCGCCAATCCCTCTACGTAAACTGTTATTTCGGCGTCGAAACGCTTAAGCATATTGTAAATGGCAATCCCGCCAAATACTGATCCGCCGCCGCTATTGATATGTACGTTAATTTTCGATACATTCTCTAATTGATCCAAGAAGTCTTTAACGTCGGACGGCGCTTTATCCTCTGGATAATACTTTTGCCACTCTCCTAAACTCTCGCTATTGATGTCGCCGAAAAAGCAAAGATCCGCGCTCTCGTCCGTTTGGTTTCTGATCTCAATAGATCCAACCTCTCGTAATTTGTTGTTGCGGTCGCGCTTTGTCAACTTAAATAATGCCATTTAGTCTGCTCCTCCTTTCTTGCCGTAATTTACTCCTAATTGTGTCAACTTAATGTAATTTCCGTTGCACATTAGGTCGTCTCCGCCCTCCTTGTCCGGTGCGTCTAGTAATGCTCGCGCCTCGTTTGGCGTTCTTATACCATTCTGCACATACTTACTTAGGATCTCTGCTTGGCTCTTTGTGTCTGTTCTCAAAATAACGTTTTCGTTAAATTTGAAATGTAAGCCCTGCTCGATTTCTGACGGATCCAACAACTTATAGTTAATTTCCTCCTCGTACTGTTTGAGTATGTATAACTCTGTGTCTACGGGTTTGAAGTCTATAGAAAGCGGATATAGAACAATAGCTTGTCCGATATCGAATCTGTATTTTAGTAATCCTAAATAT